TCCTGAAATTATGCAGAAATTACAGCGGGTTGACTCGCTGGAAAGCGAATTTCAGGCAATAAAGGAAGAAAAAGAGGACAAGCTTTTAGACCAGGAAATTCAGTCTTTACAATCGAAGTTCAAAGATGAACCCTGGAACGTTGATGCGGGTCAAGGTACACTTCTTTTTCAAGTTCTCAAAAAAGCTCAAGAAACGGGCCTTACAAACTTGGAAGATGTGTATAAAATGATTCGTTTCGACCATGTGCGGGCAAACACTGAAGCGGCAACGCGCAAGCAGTTGGCCGATCAGCAAGCCGAAAACGCTCGAAAGGGTGTTGTGGCAAGCCCAACAAGTCAAAAGCCTTCAGCTCCTCAATTTAATCCTAAAACGCCATGGAACAAGCTGAACGCTGCCGAAATGCTTGCAAGTGTGTCACAACAATAAGGAGTGTGAGCTATGGCAACGATAAACTACGGCGAAGTTGGGGCAATTACCCAAAAATACTTCGTCCCGAAACTTGTGGACAATATCTTTACAAGTAACGTGCTGCTTCAACGCGCACGTCAAAAGTGGATGGAAAAAATCGACGGCGGAACTCAGATCATTCAGCCGGTGGCCTATGCGACCACAACGGCGAGCGGATGGTATCAAGGTTCGGACACGCTAAATACGACTGCAAACGACCAGATCGACAACGCTATTTTTGATTGGGCATTCCTCTACGCAAATATTACGGTTGCGCGGACGGATGAACTCAAAAACAGTGGGCGAGAACAGATCGTTAATTTTGTAAAGTCGAAAGTTCAGCTTGCCGAAAAAACCATGGCGAACAATCTTGGAACTGCTCTCTATACCGGGACTTCGGCGGCCGTGCAAATCGTGGGATTACAGACCGCGGTTGGAACAGGTCGAACGTATGGGTCGATTGCCGATTCGACGTATACTTGGTGGGCTTCTCAGATCGATTCGACAACCACTGCGCTTTCAATTCCTGCGCTTCGTACATTGCTCGGCAAGTGTACGATCGGTTCCGATAAGCCCTCGGTAATCGTTACGACTCAGGCAATGTACGACGCTCTATACGGATTGCTTCAACCGCAACAGCGTTTTATGGACAGCGAGACTGCAAATGCAGGCTTCGTCAATCTCATGTTTGAAGGAAAGCCGTATGTCGTCGATAACCGATGTCCTACCGGTTATCTGTATGCAATCAACGAGGACTATATCCATCTTTTTGTTCACAAAGACGAGGATTTCCGGTTTGAACCGTTCATCAAACCTACAAACCAAAACGTAAGCTCGGCAAAAATCTATTGGGCGGGCGCGTTGGTTGTGGATAATCCGCGTATGATGGGATCATTTACCGGTTTGGTTGCGTAAACGTAAAGTAAACAATTTTAGAAAGGGGCAATATCATGCCTGGAACGTTATATCAAAATCCGACTCTCTTTAACGAGTCGGTGTCGGCGGTTACTGCAAGCAACACGGTTGCGCTCGGAGCGCTGCGGTGGGAGGGCGGAAACCAGTATGTGTACGGGTATCTCGATTCGTCAACCCCCGCCTCGGCGGTTCCTGGAAACGCCTTGAATATCCTTTCGGGTGGATCGGGTTATACCTGGACAACCTCAATGGCGATAGGTGACTTTGCTATTGGAGTTGTGCAGAACACCACGATTACAACGGGTACCTACGGATGGCTTTTACAGAACGGGAAAGGGTATGGACAAGCTTCTACCATTTCCGCTGTTGCTCAAGCTCAGTTGCTTGGCGTTACCGCGTCGATGACCTTCGGGGCCTTTATAAATCAGGCTTCGGGTACAACTGGGGGCTCTCCGCAGTGTGTGGTCGGTAGGGCGGTTTTGTCGGCAACTACAGGATCAAGCTTTCTTGCGAATTTCTTTTTCCCGAACGGCTAATTAAAAAGCCCGGTAGGGGTGGTTGTCCTCCTTTGGTGAAGGACGGCCGCCCCGAAAGGCATATTATTCACTATCCCATTTTTTTACCAAAGGAGAATAGGGACCATGGCAGAAGAAACGAATGCAGCAAATACGGTGGGTGACGGATCGGTTCAGGTAATCAATCCGGTTGTTCTTGCGTTACAGAATGAAAATGCAGCGCTCAAGGCTCAATTAGATTTGTCGATTACTCGCGCTGATCTCATGTATCAACCGTACATTGATCCGCCTCAAAGCAAAGAAGTGCTTTATGCACAAGCGTGTTCGGGCGACACGGTTACGGTTAAATCGTTCAAACCTCAATGGCTCGATCATTGGAAAAAGAACGGCGCAAAGTATGATTTTAAAGCCAATTCTGTAATGAATGACTTCGGAAAATTTGCGTTTAAGCCGGTAATTTGTGCAGGCTCCGGGCCTTCATTAAAGGTCAATGCGTATAACCTTAAAATTCGTGATGGCATTGGGCTTGTCGCGTGTCTGCATTCGTTTGGATTTCTTGAAGACCTTGGATGTCCTGCTGATTATTATTTAACCCTGGATAGCCAAGATATAACCATTGGCGAAATGTCGCAAGGGGGAACAAAAGACGAGCAGTATTATTGGGATTTAACTAAGGACCGAACACTCGTCGCTTGCGCGGTTGCAAATCCTAAGCTTATTGAAAAATGGCAAGGGAAAATCTTGTGGTATAATACCATAGTTCCCGATATGGAGTATCAAGCCGAAGTTGATAAAACGGGTTTTAATCTGTATTTTAACCTTGGCGGCAATGCTCTGGGGGCTTGTTATTATTTCGCACGCGCAATCCTTGGGGCGTGTCCGATTGCTTTGGTTGGCGCGGATTTCTGTTTTTCTAACAAAAGGAAATTTCACGCTTGGAACAGTCCATACGATCAGCAATTCGCCGGGCTGGAAATGGCTAACGATGTTTTCGGTAATCGGGTCTATACCTGGCGGTCGTATTTCAATTTTGCAAAGTGGTTTGAATTCATTTCGCTTGGCGGCGGTGGGGATAATCCGCACTTGTTCTATAATTGTACCGAGGGCGGAATTCTCGGCGCTTATCCGGGCGGAAATGTAAAATCAATTATTCAAATGCCGCTCAATGCCTTTATTCATTCGTTTAATCAACATAAAATGATGAAAGGGCTTTATGAAAGCGGATCAAAAACTCTGTTGTTTTAAAGGAGATTAATCATGGCGACAACCTTTTCTGCCATAACCGGTATACCCCGGCCTTCGGTCTGGGGCAATCACCGAATGGATTTCGGAACAATCAATCTTTCGGGAACGGCCGATACGACGAAATGCAACCTCAATTATGTTTTTGGAGCAATGCTTTCCAATCAGTCGGCCACGAGTGGTTTTAGGTATAGTGTGGCCTGTGGTGTTATCAGCATTATATCCGGTACAACCGGAGACGCTTACAACTGCCTCGTTTGGGGCAAATAAGGGGGCGATATGGCTTACGGTTTATACGGCAACCAGGCAACCGCATTGCCCATGGTAAGCGGTCAAAGCGTTACGTCGTACTGTAAAATTATGGGAGCAAATCAAGTATGGATTGAGCTTCCAACATTTGCGGCCGGGATGGGAACGGCAAGTTTAAATGTTTACATTCAGGCAAGCCGGACCGCGATAACGTCAACGTTTCGACGGATTTCGGTAATGGGTAATTATTCCGGCGCAACAGGTATTTATAATTGGGAAATCCCCGCTGGTGTTGGCGGATTCATGGTTCAAGCTCCCGTTAATTTAACTTGGAATTATATCCAACTCGAATTTAATGGAGTGGCGACGGCGGCGGGATATACTCCGGTAGTACATGTTCATCAATAATTTTTCACCAAAACCAAAGGAGATCGGTCATGCTTAAATCAAAGGTTTGGAATCGGGGAGAATCCGATTACACGGAAAAGTTTAAAGATAAAGAAATCACGGTTCCGGCAGGTGGATTTATCATAATGAACACATACGATGCCGCCGAGTTTAACGGGCAATATCCAGGGAAAGGCGTTATAAAAATGCTTCGAGTCGAGGATATTCCAGGCAATGAAGACGGAAAGCCCCACATCTGTAATATGTGCGCGGAAAGTTTTGCGTCCGATGAATTGCTCGTTAAGCATTTAAGGACACATAAGCCCATGGAAGACAATGCTCAAGAGCCGGAAGACTCGGAATCGCTTAAGGCCCGCATAGCGGAACTCGAAGCGCAATTAATTAAAAGTAAACCCGGTCCTAAACCGAAAAAGGACTTGACACATGACACCGGCACAAATACTCGCAACGGTTAGGGCGCAATTTAATGAGCCAACGGCAAACTTTTGTACGGACGCTGAAATATACCAATATCTTTGGGAAGCCGAATGTAATATAAATAATATTGTTGAATGCGCCGAATCGACAGACAATACTTTAAGCACGGTTCCCGGTACTGCCGAGTATGCGCTTCCGGCTGAATTGTTATATGTAAAGCGTGTACTGTGGAATTATGTTCGCTTGAAAAAGATTGACTTTAGGGAATTAGAAAATCAAGAAGGTCAATCTTATGGAAAGCCCATTGCTCAGGCCCAACCGTATGCGTATTATTTATATGGCGCGAACATCGGATTTTATCCTACTCCAAACCTAAGCGGGCCGGTGGCCTTATGGGGAATACAACAGCCGGTCTTGTGCAATTCCTCATCGACGGCCTTTACGGTTCCGCAATTGTTTCATCAATTGTTTCCTGATTATTGCTTATATCGGATGTTTTCCAAAGACCAGGAAGATAGCCGGGCGGCATTTTATAAGGGAAAATTTGACGAAAACAAGCAAGCGGCCATAAGGTCGTGGAACGTTTCGAAATCGTCGGATAGAATTTATATGGTCAAGGATTCGGATAGGTTTCCTGCGGTTTACCCTGGAATGGTGTAAAAGTGAAGTATCAAGCTGAAATAGCGGTATTTGACGGCGGTCTTAACACCAAGGCCGCGCCGAATACGTTATCTATAAATCAGTCACCAAGCCTTTTGAATGTGTCCTTCGACAACTTTGGGGCTGTAGGTACTCGCGGGGGGCAATTAACTCCATACGCGCCGATAGCAAGCGCAACCATTGACGGTTTGGCCGTTCTTAGGCTAAACAATTCCACTTCTTTTCTTGTTGCAATGTGTAATTCGACGCTTTGGTACGCTGCGGGGGCTTCTTTCGTTCCGGTTACGGGTTCAACCGGGATTTATACGGCGGGTGTCGATGTTTGCTTCTTGGTAAATCAAAACCGGCTGATGATGACTAACGGATTCGCACAACCGTATAAATGGGATGGCACTTATTTTACTAAATTTGGGGTAAGCGCTCCGGTTGTCGTGGTTTCGGCGGTATGTGCCGGTACTGGACTTCTCAACGGTACGTATCAATATCTTTTAACCGGTGTAAATTCCGCTCAAGTTGAAAGTAATGTCGGGCCGGTTAATTCCGGGTTGGCAATTGTGAGCGGAGAAGTGAATATTTCAGGAATTCCCATTTATCCGGCAAGCGCTGGTGTGGTCGGCATTAATATTTATCGCAACACGGCGGGTGTGGTCGGTACTTTTTTACTTGTTACTCAGGTTGTGAATGGTCAAACGGCAGTCGTGGACAACAATCCCGATGCTTCCCTTGTGACTTTTTCACCTACAGACAACGGAACGATGCCGCCATGCAAATTTACCTGTCAATACCAAGGACGGGTATTCGCGGCCGGAAATCCTGCGGCCCCAATGACGGTTTATTTCAGCAATCCTGAAGATGGAGAATGGTTCCCGGCGCTTAATTTTCTAAACATAAGCGATGGTGACGGATATCCGATAAGCGGAATTGCATTACTCGGAAATTCGATTATTATTCACAAAAATGACGGCAACGGTAATGGGTCAATATGGCTGCTATATATTCCCGATTCAACTGGCGCGAGTGGCGCGGACAATTGGTATTTAATTAAAGCGGCTTCCGCCTATGGCGGGCAAAGCAATAAGGCGATTGTTCCCTATAATAATTTGCAAACCTTTCTCAATTCAAAGGGGTTATTCGCATTATCGGGAAATAATTTAGCAATTTCCGCCGCTGATGCTCAAGTCGGTAGTTTTCAAAGCGATTCGAAGTCGTTTAATATTGAACCAAACATTTTTGCAATGAATAATCCGCTTGTTTCCGGCTCGGCAGGGTGTTTACATAATAATAGGCTTTGGTTTTCAATTCCTTCGTCGGGATTAAGCGCGAATAATGACCAAATAATGCTTTATGATTATCAACGGGTAAGCAATCCCGATACGAATACGGGGGCATGGTCGCTATTTAGTGGGCATAATATACAGAATTTCGCCGATTATGCGGGAAATCTGTATGGCGGGTCGTCGATAGCGAATGGGTTAGTCTATCAATTGGATTCTGGCGTGAGTGATTCGGGCAATCCAATAGATTCTTATTTTGTGACGGCCGGAATTAATGGATTGCCCGAACATAAGGACCATACAAAGGTTTGGCGGTGGCTTTATGTCTGGTATTATTGCGAAGGTAATTGGAATGTAAATATTTCCTGGCTTTTGGATTATGGAACGACCTATAGTACGCCGGTTACGCTCAATTTAACTCCTGGCGGGTCACTTTGGGGCTTGGCAAAGTTCAACGTAAGCAATTGGGGCGGCGGGCAAGCTAATAATAAGGCAAAAATTGGGCTTTTGGGAAATGAAAGCAGGGATATTCAATTTAAGTTTGAAATTAATGCGGCAAATCAATACTGGAAGATAAATAAAATTCAGGTTGTTTATAATTTAAGGTCATTGAGGTAATAATTATGGCTGATGCAACGAGTTCGGCGATAAGTCCCACGGTACAAAGTACAAGTAATTACGCTCCAGCGACCAGTAACGGGCAAAACGCTTATGACTTACAGCGGCAACAGGTGCAGTCGCAAGCGGAACAGCAAAAAGCGGCGCAACAGGCGGCGCTTAAGCGGAGGCTTGCGGCTCAAGGGCTTTCCGATAGCGGCGTAAATGTGGCGGCGGCCAATACCGTAGATCAGAACGTCGCATCGACTGAGGGCGCGGCGCTTTCTTCTATTGATACACAACAGTTGGCGGCGGCTCAAGCGGCGGATACGGCGGCGCAACAATACGCATATAATACCGGGCTTCAAAGCCAAAGTATTGCTGGAAATTTGGCTAATACGACATTACAGGGTTCGAATCAAATGAATGTTCAGGGACTGGTTAATACTGGTTCTTTGCAGGATATTGGAGCACAAGGAACAAATCAAATTCAGGCAATTAATGCTCAAGGACAAGTTCAATCCGGGCTTAATTTGCAACAATATGGATTTACTACCCAAGAAGCGTCCGCGGCGGCTACCTACGCTCAACAGTTACAAGCGCAAGTAACGGCAGGACAACTTTCCATAGCTTCGGCCAACGCGGAGTATCAACAACAATTGGCTTCAATGCAAGCAGGCTTTACATCCTCTCAGATTGGACAGCAGGGAGTTATTCAGGCAAGCGCTGCCGCCGCTCAATACGGATATAATACCGGGTTACAAGCGCAACAGGGTCAAATTAACCAATCTCAAGCGTCGGCCAACGCTGCTTATGCCCAACAGTTACAAGCGCAAGTAACGACAGGACAAATGACCCTTGCTTCGGCCAACGCTGCTTATGCCCAACAGTTACAAGCGCAAGTAACGGCAGGACAACTTTCCATAGCTTCGGCCAACGCGGAGTATCAACAACAATTGGCTTCAATGCAAGCAGGCTTTACA